GCGGAACGCCTGGATGGCCTCGGCCGCGTTGGCGCCTAGTCCGCCTCGGATCGCGCTGCCCTCTCCGAACTGCGCGTCCCTGTTGATGCTCTTGGTGTGCCACTCGTCCAGCTCGGTGGCGGCGGCTTGGAGCCCCAGATAGAGCCCGCCAAGCGCTTCCGTGACCATGCCGGCCTTCGCGGCAAAGCCCGCCAGCTTCCCCACCGTGCTGGCGAGTCCTGGCTTCAGCTTGTCGCCGATGGCCGCGGCCGTCGTCCCGCCCAGGGCCGCGGCGGCGCCACCCGACACGTTCACGACGCCGGCCGAGACGTTCATTGTGCCGGTCGCGCTTGCGCCGCCCGCCGCTGCTCCCGCCGCGCCGAATTTCGTCGAGAGCCCCTGTAGCCCCCCAGTGAGCTTCGTCGCGACCCAGATGCCCGCGATGGTCTTCCAGTGGTCGGCGATGAACGCCGTCGCGTCCTTCAGGTAGCCAAACGCCGTCACGAGCTTCCCGCCCCATTCGGCCGCCGCGCTCTGGCCGTTCTCCCGCACCTCTGCCAGTTTGTGCGCCCACTCGGCCACGTCCTTCGTGACCTGCTGGAATACCGGCCCCGTCAGGTCGCGGGTCAAGTCGTTCAGGGCCTTCTTGGCGTCGAACATGCTGCCCTCGATCCCCTTCCCCATCCCGGCCGCCGCCGGCAGCATGTCGCCCAGCGCCTTCTTGAGCTTCTCGAACCGTAGCGCCTCCGACTCGTGCCTGAACTTCTTGAGATCGCCGACACTGGCCGCCAGATAGCGACCGAGTTGACTGCGCAGTGGGATGGCGCCCGTCATGGCCGCACGGCCGATCATGTCGCCGGCCGCCTCGGCGTTGATGCCCAGCACCTTCTGCGTGGCGCCCAGCTTCTCCGTCAGGTCGAGCTGCTGGGCCTCGCTCTGGCGATACCGCTCCGACATCATCGCCTGAGACTTGTAGATCTCGGCCAGATCGGCTCTGGTCATCTTCAGTCTGGATTCGGCGGGCTCCAGCTTCGCCAGGATGCGGGAGGCGTCCACCATGGACTCGTTCCACTTCTCCTGTCCAGTGGTCCCCGCCTTCCAATTGCTGAACGCGAACTGAACGCCCGCGATCTTCTTGGCCGCGTGTTCGAGTTCGAGATTGGCGTCGCCCGCGAACTTCGCGACTTCGCGGAACCCGAATCCGAGTCCCACCATCGCCAGCCCCGACATGGCGGCGTGATGGGTCATCTCGCCGAGCTTGCGGGTCGTCGCCTCGGCCGCGTGGTGAACGCGCTCGAACGCCTTCGCCATGTGCTCGGCGGGCGCCGTCGCGTGGTCCTGAACCGTGAAGTCCAGTCCCTCAACGTGTGTCGTGTTGTCGGACATGCTGGCTTAGATGGTTCGCTTGCTGTTCTCTTGGTCCACCAGCCGCCCGAGGGCTTCTTTGATCTTGGTGATTTCAGAACGCGGTCGGCTGAGTATTTCGCTGAAGGGTTGGTGTCCGTATCGAGCTATGTAGACGACGTCGTCCCACAGTGAGTCTAGGAGTTTTGCGCTGACGGTTCGGTTGTCCCGCTGGCTAAAAAATCGTCCTGTTCCTTCTTGTTCGGGATGCAGAAGTCACCGAAGGCCCGCTCGACGAGGTCGCGGGTCTTGGGTGACAGAGATTTGAAGAAGCTCTCGATCTGGTTGTCGGTCCACGTCAGGGGCTTGCCGTCGGCGGCACAGAGGGCGCGCATCGCTCCTTCGGGGAGATAGCTGCCACCGCCGTGCTCGTGCGCCTCCAGCGCCGCCTTCTCTTCGGCGAACGTCAGGTGGCGAAGTGTGATGGTGCCGGGGTCGGTCGTGCCATTGCGGGCCGACTCGGGGATCGTCCAGGTCTTGCGGGGAAGGGACGAGATGGCGGCTGCCGCCTGCGCCCCAAGGGTCATCGGATTGTCTGACATCGGTGGCCTCCTCTGTCGTTGGGTCGGTTACGTGAAATTCGGGATGTAGCGGTCGGTCTTGCCCGCGAAGCTCATGGCGAGGAACGACTCGCGGCCCGCGTTTGCGAGCTTTCCGGGATCGGAGAACTTCAGGTCCGGCAGGGTCATGCGGAAGATGACGCCCGATGGGAACTGGATCCTGTACCCTAGGTTGATCTGGAGGGCGTTGGCCTGCCCGCTTCGCGCCCGCTGGTAGATGGCGTTTTGAAGCTGGAAGATAGACTCGCCTTCGGGCTCGACGACGAAGCTGACATCGACCGCCTTGAAGACTTCCCGGTGGCGCTCGGCCTGCTCGCCCAGGAAGCCCTCGGACAGCAACGTCAACTCGGGGCCGACGTCCAGGTTCTTGATGGCGGTGATCTCAGTCAGGAGGATCCCGCTCTGAGTGACCCGGATGTTGGTGTCTCGGCCTAGAACTCGGTAGTCAGACGACATGGTCGCTCCTTACGTGCCGGCCGTCGAGGTGGCCTGGCTGATGATGACGTTCGGGCCGATCATGGTCTTGATGACGATGGCGTTCATATCGCCGTACATCGTCACGTCGGCCTCGAACAGATAGACGCCGTGGGAGTTGAGATCCTGGCTGTTGCCCGCTGCTGCGCCGTCGAGCACCTGCGCCGCCATCGCGCGGCTGTCGCCGACCGGTGGATTCACGAGGTTGTCCACGTAGGTCGTGATGTCCTGCATGTAGGAGTCGGCCCGCTGCGGAGTACCGGGCTTCTTCGAGTAGGGCGTGCCCAGCCCGAAGATCATGTCCTGGATCTCGTCCGCGAAGCTGCGGCGGTTGTCGGAGACGCGGTTCTCGTAGGTGATCGGGTTCGCCGCGGTGACGCCGCTGTAGAACCACCAGCCGGCAACGCGATCCTGCACGAACCACGCGACCCCAGCCGCCTTCATGGCGACGAAGTCCGCGTCCTGCATGGGGTTGGCGGCGAAGCAAGGCTCCTGAGCGTCGACGGCTTGGATGCTGGCGTTCTCGGGGCTGCCCACGCTGGTCTGGTATTCGGACTGACCGTTGTTCGCCAGATTGACCTTCATGCAGGCCCGGCTGCCGCAGACACTGATGACGATGTCGGCGTTCAGTTCGGTGCTGAAGACCTGGACGTAGGGACCACTGAGCCAGTAGCGGTCGGCGTCGGCGCCCGTGATGACGTCGTTCGCCACCAGGCCCTCGTAGACGCCCTTCACGGTCGTCTGCTCGGTGGAGGTGCTGCTGGTCGCCGGGGCCGAGGTCACGCAAGCGACGCGCCCGCGTCCGACCGTGCTGGACTGAATCGCATTGTTCCAGAGGTTCAACCGCATCGTCTTGGCGCCGTCGGGAGTCAAGCCGTTGGTCTGGTAGTTGCGCGCCGACCAGATCGCCACGATGTCATTGGTCGCGAGAACACCCGGCAACGTCTTGGTGATGGCCGCCGCGTAGTTGAGGGTGATGCGGTTCGCGAGCGTGTCGGGACTCGGGGCCGCGCCGCCGCCCGCGGGCGCGTGGGCCGCAACGCCGGTTCCGGCGAGTCCGATGGTGCTGACCCCACTGGCCGAAATGGTCGACTGGACACCCGGGATCGTGGTGTCGATGGCGGTCGTGATGACGGCCGATGCCGCCGCCGTGCCCTTCACGTAGAACGCCGTGGCGCCCGTCGTGGCTCCGCTGGTCACGTAGGTGAGCTGGGCACTCGCCGGGTCTTGCGTGAAACTGATGGCGCAGGCGATGACGTTCGCGGCCGTGAGGGGGGTCCCGGCTGGAATCGTGATCTGTTGCGACAGCGCGACGATTTCGGCCGCGCTCCCGAGGGCGGCGTTGCCGAACCGCGTGCCCGACGGAATCACGATCTCCTTGTTGGTCGAACCGTATGTCCCGCCCGTCGCCACCTGGTCAGCAGATGCCACCGTGACGGTGAACGCCATGTACGCCTTGGTGGTCGACGAATCGCCCTGGACCATGTCGCAGTCGACGCGCTGGATCACCAGTCCACTGAACGTCTTGCCCTTCAGTTCTGCCCAGAGGTTCCCGTCGAACGCCACGCCGGAACCGTCCTGCACGGCCGTCGTCGGGTCGAACCCGCTCTGGCTGATGATGTCGAAGTTGTCGGGGTTGCCGACGAAGTAGTTGGTGATGTCGCTCGGGGCGTTCACGACCGTGGGGACTAACGGACCCTGAAGACACTCCCCCACCACGACGGCCCGAACGGTTCCGCCACTGACGGGCTGGTTGGGACCCGCGCCGTCGATGGCGACGATCCGCTCCAATTCCATGAGCTTCGCGAGGGTCGGCATCGTGGTCGTGCGGTAAATGAACATGGGACTAGCTCCTGGTCATGGTGGGAGGCGTGGAGGTCGGCGTGATGCTGGCGCTGTTGATGAGTCGCCCGTCGCCGGTGAGGGTCTTTTCGGTCACAGTGATGCTCATGGGCCAGACGGCCATGAGCTGTACCTTGGGGGCCTGCATGGAAATCACGAAGCTGGCCTCACGCTGGTTTCGCATGGCCGCGTCTTCCGAGTCGGTGTTGCTGCCCTTCTGCAGTGAGGCCCGAGCCGTCATCCCCCAATACTCGGGGAGCGGCAACTGCAGGCCGTACCGCTGCCCCGCGGGGTACATGGCGGCCTCGCGAAGCTGGAAGGCGTCCTCGACGGCCAACTTCAGCATGGATCGCATCGCTGAACTGCCGGCCCGGATCTGCAGCCCGAACTGGTCGAGCATCTCGGCGGTCTTGTAGAGGCCGTAGGAGGGCGGATCCGTCGTGGCGGTCACGACGCTTTGAACCGTGTCCTCCAGCAGTTTCGGCTCGCCACTGTCGGAGTATTCCCACTCGGGAGGCGCCACGATGCACGCGGCCGGCGGGTCGTACTGATCCTGCGTGGTCGGCCACTCGTCGAACACGTGGTTGAACTTGATGCGCTGGCCGCCGATCATGGTGTCGATGCGCTCGATCACCCGAGAGAGCGCCAGCGCACACGCGTCCCGAACGTCCATCGTGGCCGAGGTCGAATATTGAGAGGCGTACATCAGTGCCGCTCCTGGAACTCGGCGCCCGCGATCGCCATGTGGACGGCCGCGCGGCATTCTTCGACGATCCGTCGGCTGGCGCGCTCGAACACCCGTAGACCCTTCGGCATCCACAGACCCCGCTTCTTGATGGCACCCGCGATCGCGTAGGCGATGGAACGGGCCGCCGCGCCGACTTGCTCGCGCTTCGCAACCGCCTTGGTGATGGCGCGAATCCCGAGCGCCCGCTGCATCATCTGCTGGCGCGCGACCCGCTGGGCCGCGGGAGCCGACACGGTATCCATGCCGTGCCGGTGAACCCAGCCCATCAGGGCCTCGATACCGGCGCGGCTCACGCCAGCGCCAGGGCGCCGACCGCGGTCCACGATCGACGCCTTGGGATCTGTCGAGTAGATGCGGCAGCCGTTCTCGATCGCCAGCGTCTCCCAGGAGTTCGCGTAGGTGCGACGGTCGACGGGCGGCCGGGGCTTCGTGGCGTTGATCTCCTCGTTGACGATGACTCGCCCGCGCTGCCGCATACACCGGCGGACTCCCCGCACGGCCGCCGCGTGGCGCTCCTTGGGGATGCGCGACACGTAGCCGCCCAGATCCCGGAGGTGGACCGTGCGAATCACGACGCCACCTCGGGCTCGACTTCAAACGACGTGTCCTGTTTCGCCAGATTCACGCGCCACTGAAGACCGCCCTTGGCCAGCATCGGGACGCCGCTCACGGTGTAGCGACGGGGCTTGGTCGGCGGATTGGTCCGGCGACTCTCCCGCACCTCCCAGAAGAACTCGGCGTGGCCGCTCATAGTCTGCGGGCGTACCGGGTCCAGAAGGTCGGGCGTCAAGCCGCGCAGGTCCGCTTCGCTGAATCGCGGGCTGATGCGATCCACGAACAGACCGCCGGCCTCCGTGATGCCGAACGCCGACAGCCCCATGGACGTGCTGAGCATGTCCTGGACCCTGGGAGTCGGCAGGATCTCGACTCGCGAAGTCTCGACGGGTCGTCCGACGCCGCGCTTGCCGGGCCAGCGCCAGTGAACCAGGAACACGCGATACGGCGCGAGCCCCAAGTCGTTGCGAGTCTGACGGGCGCGATCAACTGCTGGCACCAGCGACTCCATGAGGGTCCGCCGACCGGCCGGCACCGGATGCACCTGCCCCGACAGGGCCGGCACTTCGGCCAGCGGGTCGCTCGGGGTCGTGCGGTCGGCCAGCATCAGGACAGGTCCCCCGCGATGAAGTAATTGACGGTCGCGCCGTTGCCGATAATCGAAATGGCGGTGTACTCGTCGCCTACCGTCGGCGCGAAGTGAATCTGCATACCGCCGCTGCTCAGTGGGATCGCCTGGTTGTTGCCCGCGGCGCTCGTCAGTTGCAGCGTCACGCTGTTGCCCGAGACGGCGATGATGAGGACCCGCACCTTCGCGACATTCTCCAGTGGGAGCACCAGGGGCGACCCGCTGGTGGCGTTCACGACGTCGTCCTGCCCGCTCTTTTGCGCCGCGCACGTGATGCCGAAGCTGGTGTCGATTGGGCCGATGCCGAAGTTGCCGCCCGAGCAGTCCTGGCTGACCGCGACCCCCGAGTGCTTGACGAACGATGGGATCGACATCAGGCGACTCCGATCATGCCGGTCTGAACTCGTCCACCAAGCCCCAACTGCTGCATCGACCTGTAGCGGGTCGAGAACGGATAGAACGGGGCGTGCAGGATGTCCGAGAGGCGTGCCGCTTGCCGCGCGTACTCCACGTCGAGAAGGTCGGTCTCGTGTTCCCGCATCTCCACACCGTCGACCTTGCTGACCTGCATGCGGATCTGAGCGTCGATGATGGCCTGGTCGAGTTGGTCGCAGCGGGCGATTTGCTCCCGCACCATCGGCTCCCCGTCGGGCAGTAGGCTGTTCATCGCCAGATCCACGATGCTCAACATGGGGGTCGAGACCGGGATGCCGGCGTTCAGCGCCGGGACAGCGGACAGCAAGGGATACCCCAGGTGGTACTTGACCCGGACTCTTTCGGCGGGGCTCAGCATGCTACCCCGTGACCGGCTCCGTCGTGAGAACCGTCAGAAGCTGACGGAAGTGCTCGGGATCGTAGTGGCGCTGGTCCAGGATGGCGCCGCGCTTGAATCGCTGCATGCAGCCGCCCAGCATGATCTTGCCGGGCTCCAGGACCCGCACGCGCGTGGGCTTGGGTTGCTCCTTGGCCTTCGGTTCTTCGGCGGCAGGGGATGGCGCCGGCGGCGGGTCCACGACCACGTCCAGACCCTCGGTCTTGGAGCGCGTGAACTCCTCGGCCGACACCACGACGTCGGCCAGCGGGTCCGCCGGGGCCGCCTGCTCACTCGTCTTCGGGGGTTCGGCGGGCTTGCGGGTCGCCGCGGCTCGTTGCGCTGCCTTGTCGCTCAGTAGGCTCATGGGGTCTCTCCTGCTGCTGGTCGAAAAGAGGCGGGGCGTTGAACTCCGGCGCGTGCAGATACGTCGTTTGTCCCACGACGATGGGTTCTGCTCATGCGAGAGTCCGACGTCATGGCCGAAGCCACCGACCACCGACTAGCAGTGGGGCCGCCAGAGGGGATCGCGGTTCCGATGCCACAGGCAGGGTTCCGTGCTCCCCGAGCGCCGCACAACATCTCCAGCAAGGCACGAGGCCCGTTGGAGTTCGCCATCAAAGGCGGGCGCTCTCGCTGAGTGACCAGACCAAGCGAGCGCGTATCCGCGACCATCCGGCGATAAGTGCGGCTATCCAGCGCGTTCGTATGGGCAGGCGCCGAAGCGCCGCCACCACGCTGGCGGGCCAGACCACTGCGACACGACCGCGAGTGGTTACGGCTCAAAAAGAGCCCAGGCCCTTTAATTGCCCCGAAGGGCAAACTCGACAGGGACACGCCCGACGGCGCCGTCGCCGTTCGTGTCGAGCATGTCCCTGGTCCGAACATGATTGGTCTCGAGGTCGCGCACGTGACTAGACGTGTTCGACCACGACGCAGCGCTTAAACCGCGCTGTGTCACCCGTCGCACCGTCGGTCCTGCAGGGCCAGTCCATGATGGTCTTCCAGATGCCGGTCACGAGGTCGCCCATCACATTCACCGGGGCGCGCAGGTAGACCTGCACGCGGTCGGCGTTCACTTCCACGCCGTTGTTGGTGAGCTGGCTGAAGTCGCCCACCTCGCCGTTGAGCCCGGCCTCGGTGATGAGGCCGCGCAGGTCGGCGTAGTATTCGTACACCGCCTCGGCGCCGATGAAGATCGGGCGCTGGACCTCCAGCTTGGAGGAGTTCCACATCTCGCCGCCGAACTGCTCACCCTTGCGGGCGTCGCCGTTGTAGACGTTCTGGATGCCGCCCGCCACGGTGCTGGACCGCGGGGTCTCGGTGTCCTGGAACACGAGGGTCCCGAGGATGTCGCCGAGCGCGAACTCCTTGAACCAGTAGTAGTCAGGCAGCGAGGTCAGGAGCTTCTGGCTCTCGTCGCTGCTGAAAAGCTGGTTCTTCGAGTAGCTGTTGAAGTGGCTGTGGTAGAAGCGGTCCGGCATCTTCGGCACGTTGTTGTCTTCCAGGCGACCGATGGCCGCGCGGAACAGGTCGAACGTGAACCCGTTGTTGGTCGTGCTCGTCAGGGAGTCGATGCCGTTGCCGCCACCGCTCCGCACCATGTAGGTGGCGTCGTTGCTCCAGATCACGCCGCGGTTCGAGATCGCGGCCGGCAAACTCACGTCGGTCGTGAGGGTGCCGGGGCCGACCACGTCGCCCGAGAACGTCGACGTGAAGTTGACCACGTTGACGGTGTGGGTGGCGCCGTCGGTGCCGATGTAGCTGATCGGCAGCGGATTCGAGGACGACACCGCCGAATACTGCACGGGGCTTCCGGCCGTCAGGTCTGGGCGCCGCGCGGTCGTGAAGCCGTTGAGCCGCATGACCGGGAGGCTGGTCCCGGAGGCGGTGGCGCCGTTCGCGACCGTCCATCCGCTCATGCCGGCGTTGTAGAGCCGATTGCGCACGACGCGGTTGAGCGACTGCGCGGCGTTCAGGCCGAGCTGGTGGACGTTGTTGGTGAACAGATTCGCGATCGCCACGATGCTGGTCGGCATGCTGGTGTCGGGGCAGCGGTTCGCGTACTGGTGGAGCTGCATGTTCCACTGTTCCTTGTCGAACGGAGACGGCTCGGGCTCCGTCCCTGGAGGCAGCGGATTGGTGGAGGGCGCCATCAGGCCGTTCCCGGTGAAGATGAACTGATCACCGGCTTGTCCCGGCTGCAACACCGGGGCGGCCTCACCGCGGAACAGGTTGCGCGGGTACAGCGCGTCCTTGAACTCGCGGATGAGCGCGTTGTCTTGCACGAGGGCTCGGATCGTCGGATCTTGCTGAATGACTGAGAAGTCCATGGTTTCCTCTTTCTCTCTCGGTTGTGGTGATGCCTGTCAGCCCCCGTGCCCCTCGTTACCCCAGCCCGGTCGATGCGGGTCGGATCCCCCTGGCGCGCTTGTACGCCTCGAACTCCGGCTTCGTCATCTCCCTGACGTCGACTTTGCCCGCTGCTCCTGCCGCTGCCGCCGTGGCGCCTGGTCGTGGTGCCGCGTGCGAGCCTGGCACGGGTCCGGTCGTACCCGTGGTGGCCGGTACAGTGACTTCGCCGAACAGATACGGATGCTGTGTCCGAAGACCTTTGAAGAACGCCTCTTCGTCGAGCCCCTTCAGTTCGTCTTCGGTCTTGCCTTCGTGGGCGCGCGTGAACAAGGTCACGGCGTAATCCGTGTCCTTGATCCCGACGCCGTGGGCGATGCGTTCCAGGGTGGCCTTCACCTCAATGGCGTTGGCCCGGTTCTCTGCCTTGCGCCGCAGCCGCTTCTGTTCGCGGATCTCGGCGTCCTTCCGGTCTTGCTCGCGCTTCCACTTGGCCTTGTCCTGCTCGTACTTCGCCATGGCCTGACGGTCATTGCGATTCTTGGGCGGGGCCGGTGGATCTCCCGCCGCCGGTGCGGCCGGGGCCGCCGGACGTGGTGCCGTTCGGGTCGTTCGCTGTGCGTCCAGGTGCTGGAGCATGGCCGCATGGTTGGCGAAGCCTCGCTCCTGCGCCTGCTTGTCCAGCTCGGCCTGATACGCCGTCCTGCCCTTTTCCTCCGCCTTCTTCAATCGCTCGGTGAAGGCGCGGCTCGGGAGGATGACGTTCTTGCCTTGCTGGGCCGGCTGCGCGGGCGCTGGGGCCGCTGCCGCTGGTGCCCCGGGCGGGGCTGCTGCTGGGTCGGGTGGGTTCGCTGGTTGGTTTGCTGCTACTGGTTCGGTCGGCATGACTCGCTCCTCGTCGGGGCTACTCGTCTACGTCGCGGTCATCCGGCTGTATCGTCGCCGTCGTCACGAGTGACGACTTCAACGGGCGGCTGCTCGCGGGGTATCGAGTCACGTTGTGCGCGGCAGAGACGCCCCCGGTGGATCCGGGGATGGCGTATGTCGCGCGAAGAAAACTCATTGTTGAAGGTGGATTGGGACTACTCGGGCATCGAGCGCATCAGGCAGGAGACGGCCTGGGTGAGGTCGCTCTTGCTGTAGATCACGTCGCAGGACGTGACGGCATCGGCGATGTTGAACGTCAGGTTCACGCCGCCGTCCCAGTAGACTTCGCCGGGGTTCGGCAGACGGGTCGGGTCGGTCATGATCTTCTTGACGCCCGCGGTGGTGCCCGCGGTGGCGTTGACGGTGATGAGGCCGTTGGTCGTCGGGGCCTGGCTGAGTGCCGCGCAGACGCCCGTACTGGACGTGACGGACTTGCCGGTCTCGGTCGCGCCGCCGATGACCCCGCCGGTCGTGACAGCCGCGAGGGCCGACCGCAGATTCAGGATGTCGGCCCGCGCCTGATTCAGCAACGTGCCGATATTGGCGATGTCGGTCACGGCCAGATTCAGATCTGTCCGCAGGGCGTTCGCCAGGTTCGCCAGGGTCGTCTGGTCGGGCGACGCATAGGTGCCGGACGCGGGCGTGACTGCCGTGGCGGCCGAGACCGCGACGGACGACGGCGCGACGGCGCTGCCGACGGTCGTGCCCGAGACGGTGACGGTCGGGTTCCTGGTGTTGAGCAGGATCGACAGGATGTCGCCGAGCGGGGCCTTGGCGATCCCATCGGCCTCGACGCCGAGCTTGTTGCTGTTCAGGTTGTCGCGGACGGTGTTGACTTTCGTGACGGTGCTGGACATTGGTTCTTCTCCTGAAGGGTGTGATGGTTCCAGCCCGCGACTACGAAGCGCCGCCGGACGTGGACTTGAACGGGAACGGTTTTTCGTTGGTCGGCATCGCGGTCGAAGCCGTGTCGGGCTCCAACGGCGTCTCGCCCTTGGGGGTGCCGTGCTGGGCGTCGTACTCTTTCACGGGGTCTTTGATCTCGGACATGGGGTTCTCCTCGGTGGTTACTTTCGCGCCGCGAACGGCAAACGACGCTCGGCCGCGGGGGCTTTGGTGCTCCCGGTTTCGAGCAAAGGTTTCTCGACTTTGGTGGCCAGTTGTGCCGGCACGCCCGGTCCCATCGGATGGCCATCTGGTGCCGCGTACTGGACGTCCGGGCGAATCTTCGATCCCGAAAGCGCGAGCGCCTTGCGCCGGCCCGGGGACATGGCTTGCGTGCTCATCTCAGGTGCGCTTTCTCGGCGTCGCGACGAACGCCGGCTTGTTTCTCGGGTATCCCGCGAGGTCGCTCGGGAGCGACGGCGTCTTGGCCACGACCTTGCCTGCGCTGGCCGAGAGCCCCGTGGCGTCCGGTGGCGGCAGCGCTTCGTCGTCGCGAACGAATCGCGGATCGGCGGGCGCTTGGGTCCGCGACAGGTCCGTGTTGACGGTCCCGATGGCGGGCTCGGCCTGGGGGCGCTTGAGGTTGCCTGGCATCACTCGTCCTCGGGTGTCTCGACGGCTTCGTTCTCGTCTCCGCCACCACCTTCGTCACCCCCGGGCTCCGTCTCGACCTCTTCCTCGTCGCCTCCACCTTCGCCGGTGCCTTCCTCTTCCATCTTGCGAACTGCGCGGCACCAGCCCACGAAACCGTCGACGTCTTCGAGGTCGAGCTGCTCGCCCAACGCCCGGAAGTCCTTCTTGCCGGCCTCGTCGGTCCAGGCGCAGAAGTCGTGAATCGTCTCGGCGTCGAGTTCCTCTTCGAGCTGCTCGACGCCCGCCTTGGGCTGCGCGTCGGTGCCGGTGCGGAACTCGTCGATGATCTCGTTGATGGTCGCGACGGCGGGCTTCAGGTCATTGGCGATCGACTCGACGGTGGCCTCTTCCTTTTCGGGCTCATCGTCGTCGGTCTCTTCGTCATCGCCGCCAGCCGCTTCGTCCGTCGTGCCTCCCGGCTCGTCCTCCTCGTCGTCGGGCTCAGGCACCGACGTCTGGGAGTTTTTCAATAGGTCCTGGAGTTTCTTCGGATCTACTTGGCTGGCCATGGTCGTGTACCTTTACGGGTAACACAACTTGGTCAGACTGGCAGCGTATCACGAGTAAGCTACCTCACGATTTCAGCCACCAACAAACATGGTATTTGTTGCATGTTGTCTATTGGCTGCGGATTGTGATACCGTGGCGGGCGTGAAGCAGAAAAACAGCGTCGCGCTCAAGCCCGAGCACCAGGCGAGGCTCAAGGCCATCATCGACGACCAAGGCATCTGCCAAGCGGCCCGACATCTGAAGCCTCTCTGTCGGCACTCGATAGAGCGCGCCGCCCAGGGGTCGCTGATTCACGCGGGGACCGCGCTGCTGCTGGAGAAGATGCTGACCGAGCGGGACGCGGCGGGGAAGTCTCCGTGACCATCATCCACACCCCCGGCACAATCCCCGGCCTCGAAGGCGAGCAAAGGATCGCCGTCCTGAAGGAAGACACGCACCTGAGCCGGTGGATCGAGCAGGAACACCGACTCGACGCCGACATGTGCGGTCTCATCCCGCTCGTGATGGACCTGATGCCCGAGGGCGGCGTGGTGGTCGATGCGGGCGCGAGTCTCGGCGACCACACGGCCGCCTACGCCACCAAGGCCGGCGTTGTCCATGCGTTCGAGCCGCAGCCCGAGTCGTTCGCGTGCCTCCAGCACAATTGCGGGGAGCTGCCCAGCGTGAAGCTCTACCAGACCGGACTCTCCGACCACATAGGCACTGCGGAAATCGCCCGAGACCCCAACGTGGGAGCGAGCCGCATCAAGGCCGGTGGCAACGTCCCGATCATGGTGCTGCCGCTGGATCGCCTGGGGATTTCGCCCGCGCTCATCAAGTGGGACGTCGAGGGGCACGAGGTTCGGGCACTGCGGGGCGCCCGCATGACGATCCTGCGGTTCCGGCCCATCATGGTCATCGAGGTCAACGGCGCCGCCCTGGAGGCCGCGGGCTCATCCATCGCGGGGCTACACCGGGAACTGTGCTGGCTGGAGTACCCGAGCTGCCATGACATCCGCACGGGGGTTCCGTTCAACCCCTACGACGGCAAGCGGGAATACGACATCGTGTGTATGCCATGAAGACCGTCTACGTCGTCCACTGCTGCAACGCCGTCGATTCGGTCTGGTCGGATCGGGACAAGGCCGACGCCCGGGCGAAGAAGGTCAGTATGATCGTCTTGCCCTGCCCAATGCCGGACGATGGGGACACACTGCCGCCGGCACCAGAGCCGGCGTGGCAGGGCAGGCCACCGGGATTCAAGGGGTAACTCATGCGCATTTTCGTCATCGGTTTCGCCCATACACAGACCATCGATCCTCGCGACGAGGACCTGGTCAACGTCTGCCCGTTCACCGAGCAGCTCTACAATTTCGCCGCCATGATGGCCAAGCGCGGTCACGAGGTCATCCATATCGGAATGCCGGGAAGCGTGGTGCCCGCCGGGGTCGAGCACGTCGACGGCGCCAGCGAAGAAGTCTGGCGCGTCCTCTACGGGTCGCGTGGGCCGCTGGAGCCGTTCATCCTGTCGATCGACCACGCCTACGGGAAGCACTGGCACGACTTCGCGGCGAAGGTCCACGAGATCATCCTGGCCCGCGGGGGCGAGCCCTACAGCTCTATCGTGGCGACGCTCTGCCCCTACGAGCCCGCCATCAAGGACCTGCCGCAAATCGTGGTGGAGGTCGGGATCGGCTACCCGAAGGCCGTCTCACCGTTCCGCGTGTATCTGTCGAACGCTTGGCGGCACTTCCACGAGGGCCTCGAGGGCAACTGGGGCGGCGACAAGTGGTACAGGCAGGTCATTCCGCTGGGGCTCAACCTGGACCTGTTCGGCCCGGTCGTGCCGACAAGGGACAAGCAAGACTTCTTCCTGGTGCAGACGCGAATGCTGGAGCCCAAGGGGGTCCGCATCGCCGTACAGGTAGCGCGAGAACTCCAGACGCCCATCATCCTCACGGGCCGCGGCGATGCCTCGTCGTTCGTCGCCGAGTGGCCCCAAGGCGCCAAGTACGCCGGCATTTCGTCGCTGAAGGTCCGTCGCGAACTCATGCGATCCGCGAAGGCGTTGCTGTCGCCTACCCGCTACGTTGAGCCCCTGGGAGCGGTCGCGCTCGAAGCGATGGCGTCGGGGTGCCCCGTGATCTCCAGTGACTTCGGCGGCTTCACCGAGACGGTCGTTCACGGCTACACCGGCTGGCGCTGCAACACCTTCGACGAGTACGTGTGGGCGGCCCGCAACGCCGACAGAATCGACCCGTTCACGTGCCGGGCCTGGGTCGAGCGCAACCACAACTTCGAGCGCGTGGGCGCCGCCTACGAGGAGTACTTCGAGTCACTGCTGCGGCTGCGGGCCGGCAAGCTGAAGGCAGGCGCCGACTGGCTCGACGCCGGCCCGGCCACCGAACGCAAGATGCTGGGGCGAGCGTTCAGGGATTACTCGATGTTCTACGACGGACCTCACGAGCCGCCGGTCGAGATTCGCCAGGACATCAAGCCCGGGGAGAACCCGGAGGCTGGGATCTACCACCACTTGCGCGGCTAGGCGGGAACACGCCGGCCGTTCTTGTAGCGCCAGCCCGGCGTCTTCCATTCCTTCTTCCATGGCAGTACGGTCTCTCGTCCATTGGGCCGGCACGGTGGCACCGCCCACGATTTGCCCACCAAGGAGTCGTCAACCTTCGTTCGTCCTTTGGCGTCTGGAAAGGGAGCGGTCTCCGGCATCGTGAACTCTCCGCCGGGGTCCGTCACCTGGCCGTGAATCGCGATGCTGTCCACTGCCACGCGAGCGTCGAGGGGCTTTCCGTCTGGCCCACAGAACTCCACCCACTGCTGGAGGATTGCGGGGTCTTCTTGTGCGATCTCTTTGATGCCGTCACTGTGAGCCACGTTGGCTCCGAACGCGCACTCCGTACGCGCCACCATCTCGGCTCGCCAGAAGTTCCCGCCGATGACCTTGTGTACGCTGGCGATCGTTCCGTCCAGCGTCTCGCCTGATGCCAGCGACACCGACATCGCCTCCTGGGTCTGGTCAATGACGGCCGCGCCGTACCGCTTGATACTGGTCGCGTGCTGGCGCAGGAGCGAACTGCGGCTCTTGTCGATCACGCCGGCGAACCGCGCCGCCTCCTCAATTGGCAGGACGGGCGCGTGACCCGTGAAGTGCTTTTCAAGGCGTTTATAATCTCTGACGAGCATATGGAGCGATTCAACTTGGGCCTCGCGGGTGGCTGAGTTCAGTTCGCCGATCATCTGGTCGTCCACATAGAGTTGCCCGGCTTTCAATTGGGCCAGCGCCATCTGAAGGTGATGGTGAGAAAAACTGGTTGAACCTTTCCCCAATCGTTCCAACTTGGCCATAACCTCGGAAGCGGCCTTTACGTAAACTGATCGCAACCTCTCTACGGAACCACGATCTATCAGTCGGTCCAATGTCCGACGATGAGCCGAAATGACGTCCTCATATAAAGACGCCATTGGGTGCCTCCGGTTGCACATGTGCCCATTGCCTGCGATTGAGAATTCGGTGAATGCTCTGGAGACTAATACCGAATTCGCTGCCGATCCGTTGCAGGGTCCATCCTAGAGCGCGCAACTGAAAGATACGCGGTATATCCGCATCACCCAGCCTGGCGTTACCATTTTTCTCTCCAACGCGGGCCATGCGTTCGGGATACAATCGCGGCCCGCTTGAGTCTCCACGTGCGGCTACTCGCCTTTCCTTCCGAAACATGTCGTGCATGTTGTCCGCATGTGTTCCGAGAAACAGGTGTTCCTCATCAACGCAGGGTGGGTTGTCGCACTTGTGGAGTACGTGCAGACCGTTCGGAATTGGCCCGTGCTTCATCTCCCACGCTACTCGGTGGGCTTTCCCCATCTTTCCGCCAAACCAGAACGCCCCATAGCCTCCCCGCTGCCATCCCGCCGTCCATTCCAAACACGGCGTCGTCATGCCCGGCCGCGGGGCATCGGCTCGTTTCGTCTTCGCTAAGAACCGCAACTCCAATGCGCTCAACGTGACACCCTCTACGCCGGGTGGCGCTTGCTTAGGACTCCAATCCGACGGGGAAGGAGCCACGTTCAACGCAGGAGCTGATTCTTGTGATTCAGGAGTCCTAAGCATGTGGCCGAACTCGTCGATGAAGGTGTCGACGCAGGGAAAGAGGCTGGCCACTACTTTTCCCCCGGCATCGGTTCGGGCTTCTTGCCTGAGTCGATTTCTCGCTCCCGCCCATGGACCGCGTCGTGGCATCGAGCGCATAGCGTGTGAAGCGCGTCCATCTCGTTCACGTGCCCCAAGGCGATCCCGCGCTTCAAGTCCTTCCGTCGTCGCGCCTTCGGGTTGGCGGCGATCTCATCTGGGTGCCCACTGATGTGATCGATCGTGATGTTCTTCTTCGGCGCGGGACAGTCTTCGTTTCGGCAGCTCCACTTGTCGCGCCTGAACACTCCAAGAACGAGGCTGGGGCGCAATCCACCCTCTCCGTTGTTCTCCAGCGTGGCCCCCGCCGCCTTGGCTTCCCGGCGCATCTTCTTCAGCGCGAGTTTCTCTTGCGCGTTCCAGCGGGGCTTGTCGTCGTGCTGGTCTTGCTTCTTCTGCTGCTGGCTCTTGGCGAACTGGACGGAGGCGTTTCCCATGGCGGCTAGTGTACACCAATCAGTAGAGCTTCGTCATCACGGCGCAGTCAGGGAGAACAACCGTCCCGTCAGGATGCACGTGCGCGCGGTGGACGGGTTCGAGACGCCGCAACTTCGCCAGACTTCTCTGCTCCAGTTCGTCGCGCCGCTTGCCCTTCGTTCGGTGGTCGAACCAGTGAGCCGCTTTGGAGGGGATGGCTTCGCCCCACACCTTCCGCGCATGGCTCTCACGCCGCTTGTTCGCGTCGCCGGTGGTTCCACGAGACTTCTTGCTCATGGCTTACACCGATTCATCCCCGGCGTTTCGCTGATTAGTCGCTTCGTCTCCTCTTCGATGGGCCGTCGTATACTTCCTTCCGTACGAAAGTCCCCGCGAGTCTGGGCATGCGGGGGACAGGCACCAGCTGCCGAAGGACTACCCCCGTCGGTGGGTCAACGAAGCAACGCACGACTAGGCGTCTCACGTCGCCCGGCTTGAGGGTCAGGATGCTCACGTTCTTTCTCCGTGGTGGTAGGAGCAACCGCACCTTGCTGGGCCAATACCTTCTGGCATAGCTGCCAGGCACGTCGACGAGACAGCGGAGCACTCGCCACTTGCGTGGGCAGGGTGTCCGCATATACACGCGCGTGTGCCGGCCGTGCGCTCCAGCTCGTCGACCCGGAGTTGCAGATCGGAGAGGCGATCAGTTACCATGCTTATGAGGATCGCGTTTGCCTCTTCGGCAGACGCGGGATGCTTTCGCAACATCGCAACCGAGATTTCCGTTTTCAGCTTCTCGCGCGCCTCTTCCTTCGTCATCGGGTTTTCGGGGTGGAAACCCCGTTCTTTAGGGCGGGGAGGAAGCCCCGTCCGGCTCTGGGTTGACTCTTCTGCATTGGACTAGTATACTCCAAGCAGTG